ACCACGCTGGCCGCGTGCGTGCCATCGACAACCGAGGTAGCGACACCGACCGTGCCGTGGTAGGCCGCGCCGCCGTCGCCGATGAGGCCCGCGTTGTCGAACGCTTCCGCGAACGACTGAGCCACTTCGACAGCCATTGCATCGGCGAGGTCGATGACCGAATCTTCGAGCAGGCTATTCGGCACGCGATTATCGATGCCCCATAGCTTCGCGATCAGGTTGACGTTGTCGAACGTCACGTCGCTGGTCGACGGTGCAGAGTTCTCGCCAATCGGTCGAGCCGACAGGCCAGACGTCCGGCGGGCCACCAGCATCGAGTCGGTGTTCATCGAGACCCGGCGGAACTCGCTGGGCACCACACCGAACTCCTCGACGAGGCGGATGATCTCACTGGACAGTTCGTCGCTGACGAGTACGCCACCGAGCGAGTTGATCGAGCCAGCCTGAGCGCGGCTCTCGACTCCGTGATCGACGCACCACCGACGAGCCTCGGCATCGCCGAGTTGGTAGCCCTTCAAGTGCATGCCAGCACGGTAGGCTCGCTCCTCGGCGTTCGGGCCTTTGAAAGCCTTGAGGCGACCGCTGGCACGAGGGATGGCGTAGTTGCGATTTTCCACGGCGGTGGTCTCCTTGACCTCGGGGGCTTCGACGGCCTTGGCGGGAGCAGCCCGCTCGATGACGGCACGCAGTTCGACTTGCTTGGCTTCGATTCGCTGAACCAGTTCGATCTGCTCACGCAGCTTGGCGGCGCGAGTCTCAAGCGACCGCAGGGACGCCTCTTGCTCTTCGCTCATCGCAGGAGCGTCACCCTCGGCGGGCATCTCGGAGGTCGCTTCCATTTCAGCGACCACGGCGGCGAGTTCGTCGAGCAGTTTCTTGAGCTTGTCCATGTTGACTCCTGTGTGCGGGATGCGGGCGGCCAACGCTGCCCACACACTGAGGCTATGGATTTGATCCCCCGCCCATCCAGAGAACGGGGGGCGAGAGTAAACTAGCCTCGCATCCGCCGCACCTCGACGGCATTGAGAACGTGCTTGCCTGTGCATCCGCATGAGTCACAACGCAAGTACCGAACTTGGTACTCGCCCTGCCGCTGGCTGCTGGCAATTTGCAGCCGACCGCCACGGCACCTCGCACACGAATCGCCTGTCTTAGCGGCCATGCTTGCTGAGGTACTCGCGGAGGGCTGTGGTTTTCTGTGCCATTTCAATCCATGCCGCCGTCGCTACCGCTGTGTGCTTGCGGTACGAATCGAACGAACGCTTCGCTACGCTCACGTCGGCATCGGGGTAGGCCGGGAACGTCACCGGTCCCACGTCGATCAAGCTGTCGATCCTAGTCACCGTGCGAATGCTGCGGCCATCCTCGACGCTCCACGACTCGCCGCCAGGGGCGATCTGGAAACTGAACGAACTACCACGCACGATTCCAGCGTCGATGTTGCTTGCGAGGTCGCGGCCGTAGGTCGTGTCGGGCACCTTGAACTCGTACCGCAAGCCAATCTCGTCCACGTTCATCCGAAGCGTGCCAGGATAGCGGGCGAGCGGGTAGTTGGCGTCGTGGTTGAAAAGAGCCCGCGTCTCTAGCGGACGCTTTCGGCCACGCCGCTCCGCAACGATGCCGAATGCGTCAGGAGCGATCCGCTCCGTGAACTCTCCCAGGTCAAGCGAGTTGACTCCGAACTTCGCAGCATAGCCGACGATCCATCGGCTTTCGCCTGCGTCGCCTTCCTCGCTGCGAGACTCCACGCGGAGCAACGGCAGTTCGGCGGACTCGTCTTCGTACAAGCTGCGTCGTTCGATCATGCTGCGGCCCTCCTCGTCTGCGGCGTTTATTTGTTCAACCAGTTTGCGAGCCCACGCGTAGCCGGGGTCTGATCCCCACAACGCCCACGCTATGCGACCGTTGCTCGGGAATCCGTCCTCGCCGGGAGACCATCCCTTGCCTTGCTTGTCTACCTCGTGGCGATCGAAATAGGCTTTCATCCTTCGCGCAGTATCGGGCGAGATTTTCGTGCCGTTGCTCAAATCGCGTGCCCGTGCGATGCCAACCGCCGTGCCGCCACGACCATACTCGCTACGCCAGTCGAGCCCCTTCTGAGCTTCGCTTCGAACGCCTGCCGGTGGCGTGAAGTCGATATGGTCATACTTCGCCATCGTCAGACTTTCGCTCTGCTAGTGGGTCGATCTTCGTCAGCGTGCTGAACTTGTGGCCTACCAGTGTGTCCGTAGCGTTCCAGCCTTCTGCCGACTCCCTGTAGACGCGAATCAACGCAGCCGGGTCGTCCTCAGTGCCGGTGATCGTGAACGATGAATCTGGCACGTTGATTTCGCCATCTCGCACGACTCGCGTGATACGTCCGCGACCGCGACCATCACCAGACCCCCACGATACGAAGTCACCAGTATCGACCGCGTCGGGAGCGGCTCGCGTAGCCAATGGTACAGCGGGCGACTGGACCGACTCACTCACGCCCGCAAGTATCGACGCAACTTGTGCGGCGGTGATGCTCGGGAACGACGCAGCAATCAGTGCTGCCGCCCCGTCCTTCGTGATAAGACCCGCGGGCACTTGCTGAAGGATTGCAATAAGCCCGGTGATCTGTGCCCCGTTGAGAGAGACGTCTGCAACTTGCGGAGACTCAGGCTCGCCTTGCTCCGCCGCTGCCACACCACCCTCGACTGCTTGGCCGTCAATCCCGCTGCCCGGTTGCTGCTGTGCCAGCACGTCGTCGACAGACGGCATCTCGCCCAGCGTTCCCATGTTCAGCGGATGGTAGCGAACGTCGCCGCCTTCAACCGGGTCAAGGTTTTCGCTGGCTCGGATGTCGTTCGTGTTCAGCACGCCGATGTCCCACATCGCACGGTAGTAGGCCGACCGACTCGCGGCATCGCCACGCAGGAGGCCACGCACGTCGAACTCGGCGAGGTACTTCTCATCGTCGACAATCAAGTCTCGCAGGAACGCAGACTCGAAACGACGCAGCCACGGCATAATCGTGTGCGTTACGAACTGAATCTCGCTCTGCGGCGATCCCTGCTCAAGCCCAAGCAGATAGCCAGGAATGCGGAACAGCCTTGCGATCTCGCGGAGCTGGTGCTCTCGTAGCTCAAGATATTGCGAATCGGTGTTGCTGGCATACGGCACCTCGTAGGGTTTCAGTCCGCCAGTGAGTACCGCCGTTTCGTGAGCGTTATGCGGGCCGCGATGCTTGCGATTCCAGTTGTCGGCCAACTCGCGACGAGCGTCAGCGTTGAGTTGGTTCTCGGTGGACAGGATGAACCCAGGCCGGGCACCAGCACCGAAGAATCTCGCCCCGTGAACCTCGCACGCCCGAGCTAACGCAATCGCCTCGCGACATTCCTCCACAATTGAGATGCCGTGCACGCCGTCATCGCTCGGCCCACGGAGATGCAGAATCTGCTCATCGGAGTAGACCGTCTGTCGTCCCCCCGCCTCTCGGTACGAATACCGCAGCCGACCATTCTCAAGCGTCTCGACTTTCATCCGGCTCGGGTGTAGCGGCACGATCTGGTCGATAGAACCTGACGCCCCAGGCACAAGCTCGGAGAACGCATCGCCCCATAAGGCGACGTGCATCACTGCCTGCTCGCGCCACTCGAAACTCGTCTGCCAGTTGTTCGGCTGGCTATGCAGCCTCCGATAGAGCGGCAGTTCTCGGGCGAGTCTCTTGCCACCACTCGCTGTTCTCTCAAGTACGTGGAGCGGCAGACCAGCAACCGTCTCGGCGAGGATTCGCAGGCAGGAAAACACAGCCGCCACCGACGTAGCATTCTCAGGTGTGATCCGCACGCCAGCGGGCGACCGGCCACCGTCGTCGTCCCACGAACGCTCTTCGCCAGGGAGCCACAGGATTCTGTTTTCGGCAATCATATGAAAAAGATTTCAGAGGTTGAGGCGGGCGTTTGTTCGCTGCCGATCCAGGTTCCGATGCCTTGGCACAACGCTACGATGCCGTCGATTCGTTCCGTAGACTTTGCCTTGCTCGGGTAGATGTTTCCGTACCGATCCTCATGAACGGCTGCGTTGCCAGCGCACCACGACAACACCGGGTGCCCGTTGTGCCTGACTTTTGAGTTCGCAAGTAGGTTCTCAAGTGCCTTCGCAGGGCCGCTCATGGCCCGACCGCCTTGCGGGTATCCTCGCACCTCGACCCCGTCCCCTTGCAGCATATTCGCAAGCATCTGCCCGTTAAATTTCAAGTCGACGCCGACTAGCCGAACAGAATACTGCTCGCAAATTTGCGTGATGTCCCGGTGCAGAACTGTGTAGTCGGTCACGTTTCCATCGGTCGTGCGGATATGCCCGTCGCGAATCCAGCCGAGGTAGTCGACTTTATCCCGTTGCGTTCGCTCCACGGCGTTCGCCTCCGGAATCCAAAAGAACGGCAGCACGTCTACGCTGCCGTCGCTCGGGTCAGGGCAGACCAGCACCAGTGCAGACAAGTCGTAAGTGGTCGCAAGGTCGAGCCCAGCGTATACGGGCCGGTCGCCAAAGTCGCGGAGCGGCACAGAACCCTGCTGCCAGGATTCCGGCGACAACCATCGAACGTCGGAGGTCGTCCATGTGTTGAGCCTGTATCTCAAAAAAGAGTTGAGCTTCGTTGGCGACTGGTCGGCTTCCTTCGCGTCGAGTGCGAAGTCAGCTGGCTTGATCGTGACGCCCCAGGACGGGTTCGCCTGCGGCCACACGTCAGGGTCTTTCCAGTCGCCGCCCTCCTCCATTTCGTAAATGCAGGAAAAGAATGTCGGGTCGTATTGCCAGTTCGCAGCGACAGCCTTGGCGTATTGGTACTGCTCGTAGCAGATGCCCTTGCGGTCGTAGCCTGCGGTCGTGATCGAACAGAGCAGCGGTTGTTCGCGGGCCGCACCACCGTATCGAAGTGCGTCCCAAAGGCGGCGGTCTTTTTGAGCGTGAAGCTCATCGAACAGCAGCCCGTGAATATTCAAGCCTTCTGCCCGGAACGCATCGGCAGACAGGACGCGATAGAACGACGCCTCTTTGCGATACGCAATCGTGCGGCGTGAGTCGATGACCTCAAGCTGCTGCGATAGTTGGGGAGAGGCTCGCACCATGCTTGCCGCTTCACGGAACACAACCGAGGCTTGTTCACGATCCGCAGCCGCGCCGTAGACTTCCGCCCCGTTCTCACCGTCCATGACGAGCAGATACAACCCGATACCCGCGAGGATCGTTGACTTGCCAGACTTCTTGGCCGTCGAGATATAGGCAACTCGGTAGCGGCGAAGGTCGTCGGCAACTCTCACCCAGCCGAACAGTTCCGCGACCATTGCCTTTTGCCAGTCGAGCAAAAGGAACGGCTGCTTGGCAAACTTTCCCTTGCTGTGCCGCAACCAGTTTTCAAAAAACTCGATAGCGTGCACGGCTCGCTCAGGATCGAACCAGTAATCAAGCCCCTGTTTTGTTGCCTCGCTTTTGGACAAAGGCTGCAATCTGATCTGATTCTGCGTTGCCATTCGTCGTGCTCACCTGTGACCTACTGCTCGGCGTCATGCCGAACTCCTGCTCAATCCGCAGCATCGCAGCGTGATGCCGGTGCATCTGCGTAGCCCACGGCGCGACTTGGGTGTATTTGATTCGCAGTTTTCCGTCTGTTCGGTTTGGGTCTGGCTCCCATTGGATGTATTCCTCGCCAGCCGATTTCACTTTCTCATAGCAGACAAGATAAAGCGACGCCTCGATGCAGTATCGCGTGAGCGTCGGCACGTCGGCCTCGGTCAGCACTCGCATGCGTGCGAGCTTCGGAACCGTGTCGTTCCAGACTTCCACGGCCTTGCCTTCAAGCGTCTTCGGTGCCGGGAAGCTGGACGGCACAAGCTCGGGCGTCGGCTCCGTTGTGTTCAGCGTCTCTTTGCTCGGGTTCCCTCGTATGTATTTCAGAATCGAAGGCTCAGGGGCCGGGCCGCGCTTTCCCATCGCTACCTCGCTTTGCGGTACTTGTCGGAGATGATTCTCGGCACGGCATACTTCCACTGAACCATGTGATGCACGCGACGATTCGTATCCCCCATCATAGAAACCTTGACGCACGACGGCGAATACATGACGGTCGTAAAAGCCTTCACGTACGTGCCGTAGTCCCGGTACATGTCAGAGACTCCACCACCCTGCGATTGAGTCGGTAGCTGCGAGACTCGCAGCCGTGGTGCAGTGAAGAAAAGCTCGCCCCGTCCGCCCGACGTGACATAGGCGGTGACGTCCTCGTTCATGATCCCTCGGAAGTCGATAGGCCGGTCAACGTGGCAAAGGAAGGTGTTCATAGCCTTCCGTGCGAAGCGGCCTTCCGCCGCGAGCATAGCGAACCGTCCCTTCCCACCGCCGATGAAGTCACCACCCTGAGAAAATGCCAGCGTCTTGGCTCCACTTGTTTCGAGGAATTCCAGGCAGGCGGCAAGCACGCTGTCGATGCTCAGAATGCGGCTCGACGCATTCGCGTTGAGGAATCTCCCCCGGTTGTCTGACGACCAGTTGAACGTCGTGTAGTCGTCATCCAGTTGCCAGAAATATCGAAGCCCCATTTTCCTCGCCACGTCGTAGGCGGCATGACGTGCGAACAGAATTCCGGCCCGCTTCCCCAGGTTGTTCCCAGAGTCACACCGCTCGACATATTCCTGCTTGTTGAACACGACAACAGCGTCGCCATATTCCTGCTCGTACGCGGCACGCTGGTCGTCCTCATCGTCGAGCAGAATGTAGAGCTTGCCGGTATAGCCCGACCGCATGAGCGAGCGGTACGTCACAACATTGTTTGCCCTGCCGTGAGTCAGAATGAACGTAGCGAAGTTTTCGATCATTTGTCTTTCTCGCTTGCGTACGACTCACGAAGCAATTCTCCGAGCCTCGCCCACCCGTTTTCAATTGCTTTGTCAACGTCCACAATCACGCAGGCACTGTTCTCGAAAAGCCTCTGAACCTCAGGGTCAGAACCAGCGTAGTAGTTTGCGACCCGCTCAAAATCAAAAACGACGTGCCGCATCGCAGCCATCCGCAGGAATTCCTTCTCGTCCTCAGGCACGCTGCTCGCCTCAATCTCCGCGAGCAACTGCTTCGCCTTCGCAGAGTCACACAGTTCGGACAACGCAGGCTTCGGCCCCGTGACCTCGTAGGGCGGCGCGCCGATCTTTGCCGTGTACGGGTTGTCTCCACCCTCGTCGTCTAGCAGTTCGTCGCCCAGGCCAGCACTGGAAGAAACGAAGTCGAGCAGCGACCTCACGGATTCGTTGTCCGTCGAGACTTCCCCCAGCAACGCGGCAAGTTTTTCCTCGTCCGCAACCGCCATTGCCGACAGCGGGTCAAGGGTTGCCAGGATCGTGTCGGCCTCGTCCTCGGTGACGTCGAGTACCAAAACTGGTACGTTCTCGTCCGCCGCAGTCTCGGCCCGAAGGTGCCCATCGACCAGCATGAGGTCGCCGTTCGGTAGCTCCCTTGCCAGACACGCATCGGCGAATCCGATTTCCTCAAGCACGCCACGCAGCGCAGTCTTTTGGGAATCCGGATGCGTTCGCCAGTTTTTCGGGTTCGCAATCAGTTGCGATGCAGGCACCCGCCGGAACTCTTTGATTCGATCCTTAAACATTCGCATCGCTCCCAGGGTTTAAGCACGGGCCGCAAACAGGATGCGATGCCCACTTTCCAGCGGCGTGTGTGTTCCTCAACTCCACTAACGACGGGTGATTCCAGGCATCTTGCAGAGACATATCGCTGACGTTGCCGACAATCAGTTTTTTGCCAGCCAATTTGCAGCACGGCTGAATGTTCCCCAGGTGGTCGACGACGAGTTGCTTGAACGGGAAGTCACAAGCAGTCGCCTTGCTTTCAATCACGGGCAGCGTGAGATTCGTCACCCGATCCGGCACCTCGTTCATAGTCTGAAACGTCACGATGTCGGCTACGTTCTCCCACTGCTTTCTGAAAGCGTCTTCCTCGTGAATGTTCACAGCGTTCTTAAGGAAACTGACACGCACCAGCGGGAAGCCCAGGCCACGAGCGTTCCGCATTTCGATGAACCTCAGAACGTTCGACACGACGAGGCTGAATTTTCCAGACAAGCGTTGCTTGTCATACGTCTCGGGAGTAGCGGCGTCGATGCTGATGAACAGTTTCGTCAACCCGCAGCCTAGCAGCGACTCCGCTCTGCTCTCGGTCAACAGGGTGCCATTCGTCACCACAAAAACGTTGATGATCCCAGCATCGCGGGCGAACCGGATGCAGTCTTCAAGGTCTCGTCGCATCAACGGCTCGTTGATGTAGTTGAGCTTGAGGCTCTTTGTGCCCAGTGAAACAGCCTCACGCAGCACCCTTTCGAAGACGTCCCGCCCCAGGTTGACGTTCGGGATTTTGTCGTACCCGTGGACGCAGAACGGGCACCGCATGTTGCAGCCTCCGTTCAGTTCAACGTCGATCTGAATCGGAAACGTGGCGGGCTGCAGCCTCTCACGCCGGGCAAACTCTGCACGAAACTCAGTCCACTGCCCAGCGTCCACGTCAGGAGGGCAGCGACTCAGCAATTCACGCCCAACAATGTCGAAAAAGGCGTCCATCCGTGGGCCTCGCGGTTGAGTTTAGGTACCGAAACAATCATCCAAGGTAGCGAAAACGCCTATTAAAAGAGGGTTTTTTCGCAGACCAAAAGCCAAAAATGCCGGGCTACCCCACCCCCCCCTGCAAAACTCCCGGCGACACACGCGCAGG